ATGGCATTTGAGGCCTCCCGAGAGCGCGTTGGTGAAGCGCAGGATTGTCTTGCCCTCGCCCGCGCCACGGATCAGCCCGCCCTTATCAGAGAAGTCGAGCACCGAGCCGCAGGTGTATTCGCCGGGCGGGAGCGTTGGCGTCAGGCCCTCGTCCTGGCAGGCAGCGGCCCATTCCACCAGTGAATCGGTATCGTCGCCGCCGTCACCTACCGCGCCATATTCCTGCGGTGCCAGAGAGACGGACTTGCGGAAGTTCACCCGCAGCTTGAGGCGATCAATGACACCATTTGGCACAGAGCCGGAAAGCGCCCCGAGATTGAAGTACCAGCCGAACGCTCGGATGGTCCCGCCGTCGAAATCAGGCCATGTTCCAACAGGCGTGATAACGCCATTGGTGACGGTGTAGATGGGTTCCTGACCAATGCCATCCAGAAACAGGATGACGCCATTGTCGATGATGTCTTCCGCCCCGAGGTCAATTGTGTCGCTGGATCCCTGCTGGATCGTGGCGCTGAATGGAGTGATCGTGGTTCGCAGGAAAAGCGGGCTCTGCGAGAACAGGATGTCCGTCGTATCGATGATGATGGGGTTCTCGGAAACCACGTACCATGTGGTGAACTGGTTGGTCGTTCCGTCCGTCACATTGACGATGGTCCCGCGTCGCACATCGTCATTGCGGGAAAAGTCCTTCGTCCGCTTCCATGACCCCGTGTCGGCTGCCCAGATGCCATTCAGCTTCGGATTGTCCTGGTCCTTGACCAGCACGCGGTCACCTTTGACGAGTTGCACACCATCCACGACCTGCAAGCCGTAGAGGGCAATGTCCTCTGTCGTGGCGACACGGCACGGCCCCTTGATCGCGGTCGCGCTGGAGAGGCCGTCTAGGCGGTCGATTGCAATGCTGGTCATTCGGTAGGCCCCAAAGAAAAAGCCCCGCGCGAGCAGGGCTTGAACAGTTGTCGGGAGTGGTGCTTGACTGCCCTCGCCTTTGGGAGGGGATCAAATGTCAGACAGGATCGGCTATCGCCGCATCATCGAGGTATTAGATGTATTCGCCGACGATCTGGGGGAAGGAACATATTCTGTATCCTTTGAGCCAGCCGGCGAACCGGGCATTGAGATAGTTCTTGACCGGGCCACACTAGAACGACTCCGGGACCGTATCGCTCACGCGTTATCGCCTCTAGCCTAGCCTTCTGTCGGTCAGTCAGGTCGTTCGGGTTCATCGCTTCGCCTCATGGAAAAGGCCCGCCGAAGCGAGCCTTGTGGTGGGTGAGGAATTGGTGTTCATTGCGCGGCAATGGCTGGGCCCATCACCGTCTTTCTCGTCAGCGTTGCTTGGGGCCTTGTCGGCTATGCCGGCCTCAAACTAGGTGTGGCTGACTTCTCCCCGCTCCTGTACGGGTTCGCGTGGATCGTCGCCTATGTCGGCATCTTCCTCAGTTCAGCGTGCTAGGCACGACACTCTGCTGTCCATATTCCTGACGGCGGCGCGTCTCTTGCCTGCGCAGGTAGCCGGGTGAGGCCGCTTCTCGCATGGAGTTCAAGAACAGGAAATCCAGCGCGGGCCGCACATAGAACAGGTTGATGAATGGGGTGTTTTGCAGGCCCCAAGAAAGCGCATCAGCCGCGCTCGCATCGCCATCCCTTGCCTTCATTGCGAGTTCGAGAAGATCGGCTTGAGCGCCGATGGATGGGCCGATCAATGTTTCCGTCAGTCCGCCGCCGAAACGGTTGGTCTGCGCGAACAGGAAGTCGCCATAGATGCCGAACGCACCGCCCTGCAAAAGCGCAGCCTGCCACGTCTTGATGTCCGAAGGATCACGCGGAGGCCAATAGCCTCGCATCATGTCCTTCATGGTCATGCTCATGTAGCCAGCCATGGTCATGCCGGCGATGAGCGTGCCGATGTGCCCTGCCCGCTCCAGATAGCTTGCGTCTTTGCGATGACCGAACAGCGCGCGCCCTACGACGCGGTTCGTGAACGCGAACGGGAAGCCCTTGAACTGGGCGATGAAGCGGATTGCCTCGCCTCCCGCAGTTCCCGGTCGCCAACCCTGCGTCATGATGCGCCGGGTGGCGTTATCCACCTCGACCACACCATAGGCGGTTTCGTCCGCGAAAAAGCGCAGGACCGACAGCTCCAGTTCGCGCCGGCCGTCATCAAGGATCGATGCGCGCCGCTCGTCAAAGTCAGCCTGACGCTTGGCTTTTGCCTCAGACGATTTGGCATCATCCAACTTCGATGCTGTGCGGGCTGCGCGGAGGCGGTCAGCCACCAGCGGCTCGATATCGGCATCCGAAAGCTGACGAATGCGATCCGGGGTCACATATGACTGCCCGTTTGCCTCTCGCAGTTCTGCCTTGCGAATGGCGTCCCAGCGCTTTTCATCAATGCTGTGGAGGCCAAGGACATGCCGATAGTTCGCCGGCAGATCGTTGAATGCGGTCTTGGCGCGCATCCCCATTTCGGCTGCGATCACGCGCCCTGCCGTGCCTCGCTGCACGTCGGTCCACCACGTCAGGCCATTCCAGCGAAAGAAGTGCTCTTGAAGCTTTGCAAGCTTTCCGACTGGACCATCCACCGCAGCGGCTGGGGCTACAATATGGCCGATCAGCCCGTCAAAGCCCTCGCCAGTCAGGTAGGTGATTTCTGCCACCTCCCCCTTCGGCCTTCCTTTCCGAAGCCCGTCAAGTTGAGCCGTGAGCCCACGGAAGAAACCGCCGCCACGGAACATGGACGCAACCGCAGGAGTGATCGTGTCCGAGATGGACGACAGCACCGCGCCGCCAAGTTTCGCCATGGACTGCGCGGCCCGAATGTCGCTTCCGATCTTCGCTGCGGTCACATTAACGGGACGAGAAACCATCCCGGTCGATACGTCGAGCGCCTGACGCAATGAGCCGGCATCCGCGTCCAGCCCCTTCCGTAGCTTCTGCTTTTCTTTCCCGGAAAGCTTGGGATTATCCTTGATCTTTCGCTTCAGACCGTCCACCAGCGAGCCGAACATCAATTCCGGGTTTGGCCCGAGCGCCTCCATGTTAGCTGCGGTGCGCGCCGCATTGCGCAGGTGCGAGACCATCCCGGACACGGTATTACCCATGCCGAACTCATCGCGATAGGCGAGCGCTGCATCCGCATCCTTGAAATGCAGTACACGCGACTTGCCCAGCGACTTCGCCAGATTGGCGGGGTTGACGCGCTGGCCTATTTCCCGAGGCGTAGCCTTGTTCGGCATTCCAGTGATAATCGTGTCATAGACATCGCCAAGAATGCCGATCACCTCGTCACGACTTGTAGCGTCGGGGAACGTGCGATCAATATCGAGGCGCGGGAATACAGCTTCGACCCACGCATCCTTGCCGGCTGCGATCATCTTGATATCGTCATGGGTCTGCGCACCGGACCAGCCATCCAGCTTCCCGATGGAAGCGCCAAGCTTGTTCAGATCAGTGCGGCTCATTTCGGCATATGAGGCGAAGACCTTGGCGACGTATTCCGCATCCTTGTTGCCGGTGATACCGGGCCGTCCGCCTTCGCGCAGCTCGGACATTTCCCGCATCACGTCTGCGTCCATCTTCGGATCGCGGAGCGCGTCCACCAGATGCGGACGGTTGGCCTGCAACTCAGCGAACAGCCCGCCAAGATAGCGCGCTTCATAGGCTAGGTTCAGCGCTGCGACAGAATTGCGCCCGCCTTCCACGCCGCGTTGCGTGCCTTCCAGAACCGCCAGCAACGCCTTCCGGGGCGAAAGGCCAGCAGCCATGTATCCATCAATGGCCTGATCTAGCCTGTCCCTGACAAGGATATTCAGCGCAGCATGGCGCTTCTGCATGGCCGCTGCGATCCGGGTACGTTCGGCCTCGCGCTCTGCGAAGTTGCGCAGCTTGTCTGCCATGCCATCGATATTGCCCTCAGCTTGTAGCTTCTGCTTGTAGTCGGCCACGCGCTGAAAGGCGGCGTTGATTTCCTCCTTGGTCAGCTTCCCCCCCGAAGCCTGGTTGGCGGCATCGAAACAGGCGGCGTCGGGTGTGTACGGTACAGCCATCAGATCAAGCACCCCACGGCAGCGCGCAAGGCATCGCCCCATGCAGTGCCATTGTCGAACGTGTCTTGCGCGGATTGCAGCTCGGCAGCGTCCTCATCAGTCAGCCGACCCTCAGTGCGAAGCTGCTCAATCTCTGCGTCTTCGATAAACGAGCCGGTTTCGGGGTCGATGCGGTATTGCTCTGCCAGCGCCTTGTAGTTGTCCGGCGTGGCAATCCGCCCCTCAGCCTCGGTGCGTCCGTCTGGTAGCGGCTCGGAAACGGCCGGGGAATTGTCAATTCGCGCCGGCTGCGCTATATTGCGGGTGGCCGGCATATCCTGCCCGGCTCCGGGGGTGCCAATCGAACGGTCCCCGGCAGTATCCCCCACGAGGTTACCAGCCTGTGGGCGGGAACCGGGCAGGGTCGGCCTTTCCATCGATAGCGGAGTGTTCATGTCCCTTGGGGTCTGCGCGATATATGTCGTAACCAGATGCCTTCCTTCCGGCATCATTGTATCGGCATAGACCACGGTTCGCCCGTCGCGCTGAACGCGCCATTCGCGCCGCAGACCGTCATCGCTAACAGACGACGGAAGGTATCGCCTCACGACTTCGGGAAGCGCGACCACGTCTGCCTTGCTCACCTGAAACTCCGGCCGTTCGGCGCTCTGATCGCCATGCCCCCATATGACCTTGACCAGCCCCCATCCGCGCTTGGAGAACTCGACCTCGTTGACATCCTTGAAGGCACCGCGCGCGACAATCATGCCGTCGATTTCATCCGGTGTAATCTGAACCAGTGGATCGCGAACGGGACCGCGCGGATTGGAGATTACATCGTCATAGGCCCGCGAAAGCTGCGCAACTTCCTGCGACACGCGGGCAATCGGGTCGGTCGCGTTCGGAGAGAGGCGAATATCCTCGCCGCGTACCACCGCTGCGACGGCCTCATTCAGCGCAATACGGGCTTCCTGAGTACGCTGAAGCGTTCCAAGGCGCTCCTGTGCCTGACGCTCGAAGGCAGCATCCCTGCGCCTGCCTATGGCTCCTGCGATGCCACCAAACGCACCGCCGATCATCGCCGCCATGGCAACGTCGGAAATCAACGCCTGCCATGACGTGTCATCGCCGTACTGCTCACGAAGCCCCTGCGTGAGCACGCCGGCAATTGCAGTGTTCGCGGCGGCATCCGCTGCTGACATGCCCGCCGCGCGGAGGATGGAAGCGCCCCGTCCGGCCGGCCCAAGCACCGGAATGTAGTTGATCGGGTCCACGGCCTGCCCTGCCAGATTGCCGATGAATGCGGTGATCGGGCGCTTGGATGCGAAGTGCTCCCGCGTGCGCTTGGCGTCGTACCAGTCTGCCAGCGCGGCGGCGCGCGCCTCGGTCATCCCCTCATCCCAAGGAATGTCTTTTCGGTAGAAGGCGCTCGCCTTGTACTCATCCTCGGACATGGACGGCTGCTGGCGATTGATAAGCTGCTGCGTGCCGGCCCGCAGAAGCCCGTATGCGCCGGGCAAAGGCAGCAGTGCCATTCCCACAGCATCATCAAGCAAGCCCGTCTCGGTGTTGCCTTGTGGCGTGAGCAGGCCACGCAGCGCCGTGCCGAAGCCGTAGCTTTCGAGCGCCCCGCCTTTAGCCTGGTCCCATAGCGTGCTGGTGAGGCTCATGGGCATTGCCATGGCAGCGTCCATCATCTCCTGCGGACTGGAGGCGCGATACTGCGGGCCGTTCCACATGGCGTAGACCATTACTGGAGGCTCCAGAAGCCGGACGGACGCTGGCGCAGATCGCGGATGGCCGGGTCGCGCTCGGCTTCCGGCTGCGGTGCGGGCTGCGTCTCCACGCCTGCCGCGATCACTTCATCCATGCCGATCACCAGCGGGTTGCCATCAGCACCCGGAACCGCCGCCCCGGTGTATGGATCAATGAATACGAAGCCGTCTGCCACACTGCGAAATGCGCCCTCGGCCATGACATTCGCGATGTAGTTCTCTTTCACTGCCTGCGTGACTGCCAAGCTCCCGTCAGGGAGTGGCTTGCCGTCTACAGCCAGGACCGAAGACAACGCCTCCTGAACAAGCGGTGCCGACTTCTCCAAGCCGGCAAGAACCGGAGCAGGATCCTGATCTGTTGGCAGCAGCAGTTCTGCATTCACGCCGGTAAACCAGCCACCGGTTACCGGCTTAACGTCACCGTACAAGTCTTTCTTCACGGCCTCGATAGCTGCATCTAGCGCCTCGCCGCGACGGATGCGAACCTGCACCGCATTGTTGATAAGCTTGGCATCGCGCTGCGCGCGGGTGAAATTCTCGGTCTGCCCATAGCGAAGGCCATAGTAGAAGTCGCCAATCTGCCCTTCGTCCATGATCTGGGCTTGGATCGCGTCATCCACCGCCTTCGGCGTCTGTGGCGACGAACCGGGCAAGTCCTTCGGATCGATCATTGCAGCCTGGAACAAGCGCTGTGCTGCGCCTTGATCGCCACGCGCCGCCGCCTCGAATGCACCTTCCGTTTCCTCCGGCAAGCCAGCATCAACCAATTGCTCGAACACAGCCTGACGCTGCGCCTTGTCCGGCGTGGAGAAGATCAGGCCCGTTGCGGCGGCGATCCTATCCGTCTCGGGGCGGTTGGCATCCTTGAAGGTTGCGACTGCCGTATCAGCAACCGACTTCGGCAGAAGCTTCATGTCTGCGGGTGCGATGCCAAGCTGCTGCTGTGCGGCGGCGGAAGCAGAGAGAGCGGGCTGATAGTCGCCACTTGCCGCTGCCTGCTGCCATGCGCCGGCCACACCGGGGAAATTGTTCTGCACATAGGTTGCGGGGTCAGCATTGCGCGCCTTCAATGTCGCGTCGGCCGCTGCCGTGAGAACCTCAAACCGCTTGGTTTCGAGCGCCGCGTTGTCACCTGACGAGACCGGCCGCGCCCCGCGCACGATGTCCTGAATTTCCTGCGAAGACATGGTGCGCATGCCATAGGCTTGCTCACTGGTCTCCATGGATGTCTGGAAGGCGGAATAGCGCTGCGCGCCCTCCTGCGGCCCATAGGCGTCCATGAACTGCTGCGCGGTCGGGATATACCCGTCGTACCGGCCTGTGTTCTGGATAGCGGCAGGGGCATTCTGCACCGCTACGTCAATCGATCCGCGCTGTTCGCTACTGATCTGGTTTCGACGCGTCTGCGCCTCGGACGTGATACGAAACTGCTGCTCAGGCGAAAGCCGCTTGAACCACTCCGGCCTGCCCTCGCCCCGAATGATCGCGGCTTCTTCGGCCCGGCGCTTGGCATTGATGCCGTTGTTGTGGCTGCCGAGAGCCTGAACCGCGTTGGCGACCTCGCCCATATTACCGGACTGGACCGCAGACACGACCGACTTCGGCAGGCTGCCGTAGTTGTATGCCACCGAAGTCAGTGCGGCCTTTGCATTGGCGGGGAGTGCGGACCATGCCGTTGCGCCAATGTCGCGCTGGATGCCGCGCTGAAACTCACCGATACGGCGGTTCAGGTCGCGCTCAGCATCTTCGCGTGTAACCTTTGTGCCCTTGGTGACCTTCTCGACCGTTCCATCTGCGCGGGTGATGGTGTCCGAGCCATAGCCAACGCGGTCAGCGTTCACGTCCCAATATGGATCGGGCCGGAAGCCTTCAAAGCGGCGGAGCAAAGCGGCTGCGTCGGTGTCGCCGGGGACTTGGCCTGTTCTTTCGGCATAAAGCTGCGCGCGGTTGAAGTCGGCGCCATCAAGGAACAGGTCACGACGGCGCTTCGCCTCATCAGGCGTGAACAAACCAGACGCCTCGCCCATGTCGATAGAGCCGGCTATATCCTGCCGTGCCTTCTCCCTGACATCTTCCGGTGTGTCGGGATCGACATAGAGCCTGCGATTGGCCTCAAGCCCGTCATCGAACGCAACCTGCTCAGCCTGCTTGCCGAGCGCCAAACCACGGTCTGCGATGCTGTCATTGACGCGGGCGGCATCACCCAAAGCCCCAGCCTTCCAGCGCTCGCGCATGCGTGGATCGCGGATCAGGTTCGCGGCTTTGTCGACAACCTCGCCGGTCGCTTTCGGTGCGCGTTCTCCGAATGTCACATAATCCGGGTCGGCATCGAACTGGTTCTGCGTGCCAAGCAGGCCCTCGGTCTTGAATGCCTCCGCGCGGGCGATGTCCACCGCATTCTGCTGCTGGACGATATCGCTGCCGATCTGCGAAACGCTGCCGCCAAGCGAGGCAAGCCCGCGCGCAAAGCCTGACGTGTCACCTTGGGCGATGACGCGCCCGCTGCGAAGCGAGAGCGGGCCGCTGAGATCGTACTTACTCGGCAATTTCGCCATCAGCGAAGACCCTTCCATGGGTCGGTCTTGCCAAGACCAGAGAACGCGCCGGAATTGTAGATCCCGGTGCCCATCTGGCCGAAACCGCCAAGGAAGCCGCCGAGCAACGAAGCCCTGCCGCTACGCCTTGTTGCGCGTGCTTGGTCGAACAGCCCGGCCCTGCGGCTTTCACCGCCGTATATGGCCGTGCGCGCGTTGTAGTCGGCCTGCGCGCCTGTATCGGTCATGAGTTTGACGATGGTGGGGGTGGTCGTGCCCGCGCCGGATGATGCAGCAAGCGCCTGCTGGCGCGACATGACAAGCTGGCCCTCACGGCGCTTCTCCATCGCGTCACGCTGGGCGGCCGCGAATTCCTCCTTGCCGCGCGCTTCTTCCTGCGCTGCCTGGAACTGTGCCTGCTCATTCGCAGCGATGCCACCGGCTATGGTGCCAGCGCCAGACAGGCCCGCGCCGATCAGAGGAATGAGCGTTTCTAAACCCGACATATATGGACTTCCTCGCCCTGTTCTTCGGCATGAAACTCGAAACCGAGCAATTTCAGCAGGCGCGCAGAGGTGGGGAACGTACGATCCCGCGCCACATACACCTCAGTCTCGCCAAGCTGCCGGGCCTTGCGCTTCAACCGCTGCGCTTCCTTGATCAGCAGGAACCGGCCTTCCGGCACGGCTTTAGCCAGTTCGAGGAACAGCCAGCAGCGGCCATTCCCCCATGCCAGTCCACCAGCCCCGACATATTCATCCCCGCGCATGGCGATGGTCATGAACACCGGCAGATCAATCCGCATCCCTGCCACAATCTGTGTCTTCGGCACCGGGATGCGGTGCAAGACGATATCGCTCAACCGGACGTGTCCACGGTGAAGACCAGCCCGAGCACCGTGGCAGGCCAGTCGAACGTCATGCAGATGCGGGAGTCGGTGCTGTAGCTCCCGTCAAACGGGTGCATGCCTTCGTCCACGATCACGCCGTCATTCACATCGGCAGCAACGAGGCCGTCCCTGCGCTTTGGCAGCGGGTAGAGATGGTCGAAGTCCCGCCCGTACATTACGCCCGAGCGGACATAGTTGGCGAGGATCACGCCGAAGTCGTTCACGATCTGCTTTTGCATCAGCGCCGTGCCGCCAGAAGCCCCATAGGCAAGGCGGGCGCTCTTGTAGCGGGCCTGATATGGCAAACCGTACACATAGTTCTCGACCGCGAATGGAAGACCGGTAATCTGACCTGAGGCATTGACCCTGAACAGGCGCGGCTTGGTGTAGGTGCGCCCGTCTATCGTCACCTGTTCCGTAACCGGCTTGCCGTCGGCCCACACCTTCACGTCGCGGCCGATCAGATGGGTTGCACCCGTGATCGTGGTAGATGCCGTCTGCGTGCCGGTCTTGAAGCAATCCATGATGAGCGCCAGCATGCCCGGCGTCGCATCCTCGTCCTTCGCCATCTTCTCGATATAGCGAACGTCCGTGCCATTCAGCGGGCGATTGACGATGAAGTAAACCCGGTCCTGCGCATCGGCAGGCAGAACCGCGACGCTCTCGAACCTGCCCTCCGTCTCGAAGGGAATGAAGGCAACAACCTCCTGCTGCGGCTCATAGACGATGCACACCAGAGACCCATCATCCATGACGACCCAGATGCGGGTGTCAGGTTTTCGCTGAACTGCGGCTTCCTTGACCCCAGCGCGGAACAGGCTTTGCGTCAGCTTCGACAATTCCGTGGTCTGGAAGTCGCCCGCCTCGACACTGAATACGATCTCGTAGAGGCTGGCCCTGTCCTTGCCGACGAACAGCCCGCGCGCATCGATCTTCACCGAATCCACCGGAGCAGAGCCATAGGTGGAGATGGTCTTGACCGTCGTGTTGGAAGGCGTCAGCGGCTCATCGAAAGACGAGGATCGTGCCGTAGCTTCCGACCCATCAGTGAGCGCCACCAGCCTTTGCAACGGCAATAGCGATTTGACCGAGTTGACGCCATCCACCGCAATGCTTTTCAGGATCGGGCCGGCATCGCCCTCGTAGTCTTCATCAAAGGAATTGTAGGCATCGGAGACAGATCCCCAGAACTTGTCGGATCCACCCCACCAAAGCCGTCCTTCGGTCATGGCAACAGCGGAAGGCCAGCCGCGCCAGTTCGACCATTCACCTTCGCGCCAGTCCTCGGTGAAGATGATGTTCTTGAACGGGCGAAGAACCTCGATCTGCACCTGAGTCGGGCTGTCATAGCCGATGACGCGGCAGATGCCGTAGCCACCACCACCCGCATAGGTCAGCCCGACGAATGCAGTACCGTTTGTATAGTCCCCTTCCGCAAAGCCGAAGCGATAATAGACGACGGCATTGTCGTCATCGTCTGTAGCCTTGTCATCGGCGGAATAGGTCTTGAACTCCTTGTAGCCGAAATCGGCACCATCGAATGAGCGGAAGATTTTCAGCGTGCCGGTATAGGTGCCGGTCGCGGTGTACGAGAACTCCCGGTCGTTGTAGCCAGTGGCATTGACGCCCGTGACCTCAATCGGATCCGTGAACTGCCCGCCACCCGATAGAGCCTGGAATACCGCCTGACCTTCATGGAACAACCGGAACAACGCACCCACATGCTCGGGCCGAAAGAATGGCTTGTCCGCCGTCAGCGTCCCGTTGCCATGCGTGACGTTGGGCTTAAGCCGGACAGGAGCCGTCCGGCTGACCGTGAACGGGCCATCATCCGCCAGATACTTCACGACCGACCAACTATCGTCCGAGCGGCGCTCGATACGCATCTGCTGTGTGTCGGACGCGACGAACATGACATCGATCGATTGCGCGAAGCGAAGCGCGGCTTGGTCAAACCAAGGCGTCGGCAGCACCATGACCCCGGCGCTCTCGACATTGATGCTGTCCACGACGCTGTAGCGGTCGCGGTTGGTCTGGAACTGCACCCAATAGGAACCGGATGGCGTGAAGGCCAGAGAGTGCGTGCCCTCTGCCAGTTCCGTTTCCGTGATATATTCATCCCCACCGTCTGTGGAGCCGCAACGGAACACCACCGGCCCGCGCGCCACGACAATGCGAAGCGCATGGCGTTGACCAGCGGATGCAGTCGCCACCTGCTGCTTGGCAATGGCTGTGGAGCCCTTGCCCGTCGCAATGAGGCCAAGGATGCCGCCCGATATGATCTCAGTCGCGCCATCGTCAGCGACCAGCGTCCAACCGCTGGCATCGCTGAAATCGCCATTGGTGATGACGCTGGAGACTGCCGAGCGGGCCACGTACTGGTCATCCACCTTCACGCACAGAAGCCCGTCGTAGAACTCCAGCAGCGCCGCGCTATCAGCACCGCGGATAAAAGCCCTGATGCGTCCCGGCTGGCTGTTGAACGTGGTGGACAGGTATTCCAGACCGGGCCGGAGAAACGCCCCGCCGACCGTCGTGCCGAGTAGATTGGTCTGTTCCTCCGCAGCAAGGCGCATGCGTTCCAGATCGACGCGCGCCAATGCCGTCTTGTCCACCACACCGACATTGAGGCTATGGTGGTAGGGACGCGCCTTTGCCATGTCAGCCGCGATACCTGCGCGAACCGCTTTGCAGGCGGGAGCGAACCAGCCGGCCCATCGGCTTGTGCTTCACCCGCTCGTCAACCGCATCCAGTGTCTTGGCCCTGGCAAGGCTGTTCTGGTAGAGCTGGAACATGTCATTGCGGTTGCCGCGATCACCTGAGATCGGAAGCCCGGTGTTGAAGGCAAGAAGAGCTTCCAAGGCCGTGCAGAATGCCTGCCGCCATGCGCCGATGTTCCAGCCATAGGCTTCGTCGCTCGACACATAGCGAATGTACAAAGGATCCACGTCCGCATGCCAATGGCGGGTTTCATCCTCGTAGCGCTCGTAGCCCTCGGCAAACGTGGGCTCCTGAGCGATGTTCACCGTGCGAACGTAGTCATCCGGCTTAGAGAAAGCATACTGGTAGCCAAACAGCGGCTCGACATCGATGTCATAGGGCAGCTCGATCGTGCGGATGGCGAAGTTCCACATGCCGCTTTCGAGCATTTCCGTGACGGACGGCACCCATGCGTCGTCAAGGCGTTCGCGGGCGGAAGAAACCTCATCAAGGCTTTCCAGCCGCGCATCACCGAGAAGGCGAAGGGCGCCGTTATAGATGTCCAAGCGTGATGGCATGGATCAGCCCTCGCTATGCGGCAATGGCCTTGGCGGCGTGCTCCTGCGCGACCGCAACGGCTTCCGCCTCGGTCGCAATGCCGCCCTTGATTTCAAGGTATGGCTCGACCATGAACACGCGCCACCGGCCGCCGGGACCACGCTTGGCCTGATAGTTGTCGGGCAGTTCGCCAACTGGCTTATCTTCTGGAGTCGCGCTCTTGGCTTCCTCTGCCACCCAAGCGAGACGTGGGCGAACGCGAACGTAGCCGACGCCCTTCTCAACCACGCGGAGTTGCACATCCAAGTTGTCGCTCAGGACATCGATCAGATCGCCAATTCGCAGCGCGGCGGTGTGGTGCGCCCAGAAAGTCGGGGTGAGAACCTGTTGCATCGTGACATCGCTATCGACCGACACATGATGGTAAGTGCGCACGTAGTCAGCGCCGTTCGACCGCATGGCGGTCACGGGAAGGTGTTTCATCGTTTGCCTCTGGAGTTTTCGTGCAGTTCGGGGGCGAGCCTAAACCCGCCCCCTCGACTGCGTGAGGGAGAGGCGACCCCGCAGCCGAAGCCGCGAGACCGCGTCAGGTGATGGCAGTGACGGCTGCAACCGTGGCGGCTGCGCCGCTCGTGCTGGCAACCTGGTACTGCTTGGCCTTCGGGCTGGCGGGCTGGATGACATCAACAATGTCGCCCTTGCGCATGCCTTTGGCGGCGCCGTCAGCGAAGAAGCTTGCGCCAACCAGGGTGGCGTTGCTTTCAGCAGCAGCGTCCACATAGACGAATTTGCGGAACGTGCCGCCAACCGTCGCGTAAACGATGCTCAAAGCGTCGGGAGTGTAAGCCATTGTCCGATCTCCTTACGATGCCACGAACGCGGAACCGTCGTGAGTGATCTTCACAACGCCCGAGTTCTGGAGGAGCTTGGCGGCATGGTACGTCGTCGCGCGGGACCACGAAGTGTCCTGCTTGTCGTCGTAGCCGATGGAAATCTTCTCTTCCTGAAGACGCACGGCATAGCCGATGGATGCCTTGTGGAAGATGTAGCAGATTTCCGCGTTCGTGCCGACGCCGGTCACCAGCGGATTCTCGATCCAGTTGATGCCGAACCAGCGCAGCATGCGGCGCGCGGGGCCGGAGAACGGCTTCACGTCCACATAGTCAGCGCTCGCAAACTCCGTGGTCTGCATGAGGTAGGCCATGAATGCCGGCGACACGACGCCGAACATGTTATCGGCTTCCCAGGTGCGAACCTGATTGTTGCCGAGGATGGCCTTTGCGCCTGCCACCGTCGCCACCGATGCCGTGCCGGTACCGTAGTCCTGCGTGGCATTGGCGAGTTCGCCAAGGATGGTCAGATCGATATCACGGTTGATGACGTTCATGGACGCCATCTGCATGATGCGCATCTGATCGCCCTGCGAGGCGAAGATGTTAAAGCCGGTCAGTTCGTACGGCGCATGCTTCTCGATCAGCGTCGCAGTCACCTGCGAATTGGTCGGATTGCCGTAGGGGATCTGGCCATTGGTGCCGCGCGTAACGGCAGTGTCACCACCGGAGCCGGAGACAAGGAAGGTGGCCGTCAGGCCATCTGCCATTGCTTCCTTCGTGGTTGCGAGCTTCAGCAGGCTCACGTCCTGCTCGAAAGCCGCCACGAACTCCTTGCGGTAACGGATCATGGGTGCTTCGACAGTCATGTTCTCGTTCCTTTTGAGGATGTTGATGGGGTTTGGAGCCGACGCGGGTCAGGGAGGCCGGAGGCGATACGGGGCTGCTTGCGCAGGGAGGCCGGTCGCCTGTCGGGGCTGTCACGCTTGGCGTTTCACGGTTGCTCGGTCAGGGGCCGTTGCCGGGGAAGCCTGATCGCGGGCAATAAAAAACCCGGCACGCTGGCCGGGATCGGTCATCACCAGATGGGCTGGCGAACTTACTTGCGACGGCGCTCTTCGCGCTCAAGGATCGCGTTGTATTCCTTGTCGAGACCCTGCTCGTAATAGGAGTTGATGTTCTCCTTCATCACCTTCTCGATCTCTTCCTTTCGCGCCGTGTGGCGTCGGTCGGAATCCGGATTGGCGAAGGTCACATCACCGAAATGCTGCCGTCCCATGTCTGCGGCCCACATGATGAAATCCGGGCTGTCACCGAGGCGACGGCCGTCAGGCCCACGGAACTCTGTCCAGTTCTCACCTACGCCGGGGATTTCAGCGGTGAAGCGCTTGGCGAGCGTCATGTTCGCCTTGAAGTCGGCATGCGACCAGTCCTTGCGCAGCGCGTCTTCTGCCGCTTCCTCGGCCTCGCGGTCGCGGTTGGCGCTGGCTTCTGCCGCCTTCTCCATGTTCTCGACATACCATTCGCTGGCAATGTCGATCACCGACTGAGGCGCGTTCTTGCCGTGGGCGAACTCGGTGAAAGCGGCCAGCACAGGCTTGTCCTCGTCCGTCAAGCGCTTGGCGACAGGATCGGGCAGCTTATAGCCGGTCGGATCGTCAGGGATGCCCTGCTCCCTGCGCCATTCGGCCATCGCCTTTTCGTCATTGGGATCAGGCGCATCGCGTTTGAGCTTGCCGGAGCGGATCATTTCCTGCGCATCTTTCAGCGCCTTGGCAATGTTCCGAGGCGAGGAATAGCGCTTGATGATCTTGGCAATATCCTCATCGCCGCCTGCCATCTGTTCGCGCCAGTCATCACCCCATGCGGGCTTGTCCTTGTCGCCAGTGTCTTCCGGTTCGGGAGCGGGCGCAGGATCGGGACTTGGCGATGGCTCAGGCTGCGGAGCCGGATCGGGATCGGGTGCCGGTGGATCGTTCGGCACAATCTCCGGCTCGGGAGCCGGATCAAGGTTTTCTGCTGTCATTTGCCTCTGCCTCTGGTTTGCCTCTCTTGCCGACGCGCAGCGGCTTGGCCTGCATTGCGCCTGCGATCACCAGACCCGCGAAGCGACGGCCCTCGGCAAATGCCGTGCCAGCCGTATCTCCGGGCTGATAGCTGACATTGCGGATGCCGCATGCCTCGATAAGGATGAACTCCAGCGCCGCCTTCTGCTGGCTTTCGTTGGCTACACCCTCGCTCAGCGCCTTGAGCGCGTAGACGACTTCCTTGGTCACAACCGGCGGCTCATGCGGCTTCATGATGCTGCCGCCTGCACACGGTCAAAGTATGGCTGGAGTTCAACGGGCCAATCGGACGTTGGCCGCCAGCCCTTTTCGGCCGAAAGCAGCTTCACCCACGCATCTGCTGCCCTGAACCATTTCAATGCATCGGACGCCTCTTCTTTGAAGAACCGCGCATCATCGCGGTTGCGAGCCTGCTTCTGGAACGCCAACATTTCTTCACGACGCCGTGAGTATTCGGCGCGAAAGCGACGACACGCATCAACATCAGGCGTGAGCCATGTGTTGTGCCAGTAGTGCGGCGTGGGCTTGTCGCCTATGTTGCGAGAAGTATATGCGATCGGCATCATGCTAGCCCTGCCTGCTGGAGCGCGATTGTTGCGTCTGCCACGTCCTTGCCGACCGCCGCGCCGCCTTGAAGCATCTGCGCGGCCTGCTGGAGTCCGGCCACCTGCTTGGCCTGTGCCTCGTCAGCAACGCGCTGTTCCTCGTCCACTTCCCAATCGGTCGGGGCGCCAGTGCCGCGCACGGCATCATCCACCATCTTGGGAAGGTTCCAGCGCTGCGGAATGGACTGATCGAACTGCGAGGCAGCGGCGATGATCTGAACGCTCTCCATGAACGACTGCACCGCCTGTCTGCCTTCCGCCGTGTTCAGCGGGCTTTCAAAGCTGAACGTGACTTCACGGTCCTGCAATTCGTCCGGCATTTCCTCGATGTTGAACGCGCCATTGCGAAGCGCGATCTGGAATGCCGTATCCAAAAGCGGCAGATGGTATTCCGCCTCGATAGGCCCGAAGAACGGCAAGGCAGCCCGGCGGAACTCATCCATGCGGAATGAGGCTTCCGTGGCCGTCATCTCCCGCACATTGGGCAGCATCAGCTTGTTGAGCAGGAAGGCTTCCGAGATGAGATTGCGCGTGTCCGCCTTCATCTCCGCGCCGATGGAGATGTCGCCAGTCTCTACCGTCTGGAACACCTTCCGAATATCGTCGTCGTTCTCCATGTCCACGAAGGTGTGACCGCCGGCATAGAGATTGATGGCATCCCGGAATATCTCACCCTTGCCGATGGTCGGAGGATCGACGGCCTTTTCGCCCTTCTCCAGAATGATACGCGAAAGCTGCTGCAACATGCGCGCTTCCGGCAGTGCGTTGATGGCCCAAGGGCTGAACCCGTACTGGTATCCTGAGATCGTCCGGGCGCGCGGGATCACGTAGTTGAAGACCGGAAGCCCGCCCTCACCCAAGATTTCCTCATGCTCGCAGTCCACATAGATGGACAGGAAAGGCATGTCCTTGTAGCGGCGCATGGCCTTGCGGTCGTCGCCATATACTTCGTCCGTGGGCAGGACGATATGGCGAACCTTGAACTCCTTCGTCGGGTCTTTCTCGGCAGCCTGCTTGATGTCGCTGTGGATGTTCTTCCATGTCCTGCGCTTCACGATGGCCCGTGCCGTCATCGGTGCATTGCGCTGGACATGATCGATCGCGCCGACCGCGTTCTCCATGAAGGCAACCTCTTTCGGATGCCAGGAGCGGAACAGCATGTGATCGCGTGTCGGGCTTTCCTCGACCGTCAGGACCGGATTGCCGAAGGCGACGTAATCGTGATCGGCCTCGATTGTGGCGCGGCGGAAGTTCGCGCGACGGTCATAGATCAGGCGATAGAGCGTCTGTGTGGTGCGCTCGAACCAGCGCTCGACCTGTGGAAGCTCGTCCAGTTCTTCGTCACCAGTGCGGCCCTTGAACCACTCTCCCTGTCGCAGCATGGCATTGGGCATGGAGCCCAGAGTATCACGCGCCAGAACCGGAAAGCTGTCCATCAGGTCAACGGAGAAGTCATCGCCAAGCGTGAACTTGGTGGTGAAGTCCGCGCGCAGTGGGTAAATCTGCTCTGCTATCTCCTGCGCAAGTTGATCCCATTGCAGTTTCTGCGAGAACAGCCGGGAGCCAATCTGCACCAATTCCTTTGCGCGCGAGTCCATCAGGCATTCCCCGCATAGGCTGGCGGCTTGGGCAGGGCATCGCACGAATAGCGCACGCCGCCCTCAACGGTGCCCGTCTGCGTCTCGGCATCCGGCGCAAGGTCGTAGCCATAGAGGCTGGCACGTGCGGCAAGGGCTTTCTCGCCTGCCTGCATGTCAATCGGGCCGGGAAGCGTGACGCTGAATGTCGTCACTGACCAAGCTTCGAATTGACGTATGCACCCATGCCACCACCGCCCCGGTTTTCCAGATTGGTGCTGTCCCTGCCCTGACGGCCAAGCAGACTCAGCCGTGTACGGCGCTTGGCTTCCTGTGCCGCTGCATCGTTCTGGTTGGGCATGCGAACGGGATCGGAAGCCTTCTGGCCTCCAAACAAACCTGCCATGATGTGATCTCCTAGAAGATTGCGAAGAGCGCCGCGCCGGCCACGGTCGCCCACGATGCGAGTGCGAAGCCGACATTCAGCTTCATGGCGAAATCGGAGCGGTGCAGATCGGAATAATCGAGCGCTTCGCTTGCAAGGAATGCCAGCGCCGCTGTGGCAGCCGCAAGCACCCACACAGCCGTCTCGTCATTGACAATGCCATATGCGGCAAGGATCAGGACCAGAACGGCCCCTGCGGTATTCTTGTTCATGCCCTGCGCCTCTTCAGGTTGGAGTAGCCCAGATTGACCTTCGGCATGCCGCGTGGATTGCTCGCAACACGAATGCGAGCCGATACACTGTCCTCACCGAATGCCCACGCCATCACGACCGCATCACCCTTGTCAGGCGAGCGACCGAGGCGCTTGCGGATGTCGTCCTTGCTTTCGATCAGGATGCCGCTCTGCGTCAGTTTCCAGCGCGGCGTAGTCAAGTCGGATAGCAATTCCTGATCAGGCGGGAGCGCGACCGGCTCGCCAAGGTTAGGCTCCAGGGCCTCTCTGAATTTCCACCATGCTTCGGCGCGCTTGTTGGCAAACCGCAACTTGCCGTCGCGCGTCCCTCGCTTCGAGCTATTCGCCCCATTGAACCCATGGAGCGTAAGACCCTGCACGTTGTTGTGCAGATGCGAATAGACGCCGGAACCATACCCGCCGCCCATGTCGATCACGATTGCGCAGCCATCCCGCATCAGCGCCAGAAGCCGTGATGCGATGCTGAGTGGGTCTACTGTGTCCTTGCCCTTCTCGGACACAAGGCTATCAAACCAGTGGCCATGACGCCGCGCGTACACTGTCGCGTCCTGCCCACCCAACGCCACGTCAGCCGCGATAGACGACATGCCGACGCCTTCGGGAGCTTTCTCGCCCCACCGCGCCATCGCCTGTCGAATCCAGTCGGTCGGGATAACCTGATACTGGTCGTCCTGCCGCGACAGCATGAAGTTGCCGTCTCGAATCGCAGAGCGAAGCGGCTCGGGAAGCGCATCGAGCTGTGCCTGGTAGTTCGTGCCGATCAGATACGGATTGTCGCTCAGTTTGGCCGGGATGAACGTGCGCGAAAGCGGCTTAAGAGTTCTGCCGCCCATCTCCACTGGCTCAGGTCCGTCAACCTCCAGATCGGTCCCATCCGGCGCAGTGACGAAGTATCGAAGCTCCCCATGCTTTGCCGGGTTGTGGTGGGTCACGTCCAGCCACGGCCGGAACATGCCGATGATAAAATCACCCTCAGCCGAGAGCGGCGGGTTGGTCGCCAGAAGCGCCCTCACCCTCTGCCCGGCCGCTGTAGAACGCAGCCAGCCTAGATGGAACTTGATCTGCGCTTCAAGGAACTGGCACGCCTCGTCAAACACCTTGAGGTCGAACGGCTGACCCTGCCAGCTCTGCTCATCCCCAAGCAGTCGGTTCGCACCGAAGCGGATCAGCCTCCCGTCATTCGTATTCAGCTTGGGGGGAGGCGAACCGTTGAAGCCATCCCGCGTCCCGTTGATCTCAATCGCCCGCTCGATAATCGATGCGAGGTCGGTGTACTGCCGGCGTAGGATCAATGATCGCTGATGAGCCGTGAAAGCCAGCCCAAGGCCAAGGTCAGTCTTACCACCACCGCCCTGCCCGCCATAAAGCAGCACGTCGGCAGGTGAGAAATAGGCCGCCGTCTGCGGCCCCACTGATGCTATCCATGCCAGACTGGTTGTGCTGGCGATCAGGTCTTGGGCGTTCTTCTGTTCCTCAGCCGGCAGCTTCGCCAGCGAACGGATCAGATCGTCAAGATTCTGCATGCGCAGCACGCGCCAGTGCAAATGCGAGGCGACGGGCTTTTTCGGCGTCCGTCATGTCGGCAAATTCGATGGCCTTGCCGTCCTTGCCTGTGTGCTCATGCCGCTCAATGAACATGCCGAGATGTTTGGCTAGCTTCTCCAAGGCGCTGTTCTTGTCCCAGACCTTGATCTTGTGGACGTGCTCGACCTCGCCTTCACCGATATTGCGCGTGACTACCTCTACCGAGGCAACCGATGCCGCAAAGTCGTCGTCCCATTCTTCCGGCCGCTTGAGCCGGCCGTTCTGATCGAAGGCTTTGCGCAGGTCCGAGAACCCGAGCTTGCGCATCTCATCAAGGACGCGGGCGATTGTGACTTCCGCCCTGTCAGCGCCCTTGTTGACCAATTCGGCCACGCGAGCCTCGATGTTCGCATTTGTTGACAGGCGAGAAGCAGACGATCTGCTTTCCTTGTACCCCGCCGCAACATAAGCCTCGGTAGCAGAAAGCCCTTTTGCCAGCCCTTGAGCGAACGCCTCATGCTTGGCGTTGGGAAGCGTCGGCACAGGGGTTATGCCAACCCAGACGGATCGGTGGGTATGAACGCACCCAACCCGTCTTCCTGATGCTCAACCCCGAGATCGACATATCGGTCATAGAGATCGGCTATCTTGATGATAGTCCCTGCGACGATTTCAGCATCAGGGCACTTGTCACCCGAAGTAACAAATGTGCCAAATGCGAGCGCCAAGCATGATTCTCGGCGGGCAGCTTCCGTGGACATAATGGTTTGCCTCTCCAGTTTGCCGCTTAGGACGAAGCTACCGCCGTGCCAGCAGGGCTGATCCAGCTTGTGCCGTTTGACACGGCCACGCAGGGAGCGCCGGCAAGGCCATTGCTCACGTAGATCAGCGTACCTGCGCCAGCAGTGGATGCGCTGGGGACGGTAGCCACGGTGTAGGTCGGGAGCTTGGGAAGCATTGCGACGGGAGCGCCACTCGCCTTCTTGAGCCCGCCGAGAATGACCAGGTCGTCAGTGCCGACTTCGATGCCGAGGCGACGGCCATGAATGGAAGTGATTGCCATTTTGAGTATCCTTGCTGTTGCTTGATTGCTTGTGGATGCTCACCCGTCACGGTGTCGGGCGGGTGTTCTCTTCGATCTGCGCCAAGAGCACGTACATGCCCTTCAACAGGGCAATCATGTCGCCATCTGCGGCGCCGGTCGGATCGGAATAAGCTGTCGCGTCTACAGCACCAGTGCTGCCGCCTTGGCTGTCCAGCAGTTCGACAACAGCACGGATGCTGTCGCGGGATACGCCGTCAGGAAGCGCCATTGATCGGCTCCAGTGCTGCCTTAGGGAACCAGTGGTCAGCGACACGGAACAGCTTCTCGCCGGTTCGCGTGGACGTGCGGTCGATTAAGCCCGTCACACCATCAGGCGTGCGGACGGTCATGCCGATCTTGAGCATGTTGGTATGCCTCTCGATTTGATGGGATGCTTGCGCCCCGTGATACACAAACCGCGTTGCGTATCAGATCGGGATGGTTGCGATAGGGAAGGCAGGACGGGCTGGGAAGCTACCAAGCAGGCCCGTCAACGACGCACCATGTAGCAAACGGCTCATGAGGTGGAATGAAGAACGTGTCTTTCGGGCGCGCCGGCAACGATCTTCCGATCAGGTCGCCATACCAAGGCTTCACCTTGCTCGTAACCTTGCCTATCTTGCAGCGGCGGCGAACAACGTTGTCGAGGTTAGACGACAGGCGGGCAATCTCTGCCGCCTCATCGCGTACGATGGTGTAGCTCATGCCGCCGTCCTGTCTCTGTCATCGCTCTAGGCGATGGAATGGTGGAAAGGTAAGGCCCGGCCTCCTGGCAGAGACCGAGCCTTTGTCGAAGAACCGCCAAGTGCTTTGGCTAAACTTCATCGTGCGAAATGGAAACGCCAGCGAACTTCCGATTCGCTGGCGTTAACGCAACCGAGCGACAGGACGCGCGGCACGTATGAACAATCACCACCCTAAGTCCGTGG